ATAATCCACTTGAAAATCCCAGTGATTTATTAATCCGGTGGTTGTGCCGTTTCCCTCATAATCCTCTTTAATTTGATCGTTGGTTAATGGCACATTCCATATTTTAACATCAGAGATATAACCTTTAAATTCTTGGGTTACGCTGTCATTACCTGCTTTGTTTGCTGCTCCTATTCTGCCGCTGTCAATTCCAGCGCAAGCTTTAAACCAAGCATTTACTTCGGTTGCTGTGTCATTTGTTCTGTCAATTTCTTCTCCATTAATAAATAAATGAACTCCTTTTCCATCTACCCTTTGAACTACTGCTACGTGGTACCATTTATGTTTTTGAATAAGCTTGTCATCTGCTTGGGTTACAAATTGAGCAGTGGTGTTGTCTGTACATCTGCAAGTTAATAAACCAGCTTCTACATTAAGCTCAATAAATTCTACTACATCTTTATCCCCAGTTCCAACAATAGTATAAGTGCCTGTGTCGTCTGGGCACATAATCCAAGCTGAAATAGTGCCAGAAGTATATGAATCTGCGGCTGCTGCGGCTGCTGCGTCTACTTGTAAATAATCATCAACGTCCCCGCCTAAAAATCTAATACAATCCCTATAAGGATAAATTGGAGCTACCACAGAAAACATATCAGTAGTTGCCATTATGCTGCTGTCCCTGCAAGAATACCAGCGTTTTGTAATGCCTGAACAATACAGCCGACATTATCCTGCAATTTTAAAAATCCAGCTTCTGCATAAGCTTCGTTGCAATCTAAATCTAAATCACTTGCTATATTAGTTATAGCAAAACTTACAGCCGGTTCATCTCTTTGGTTTCTCATTTTTCTTTTTAACCTCTTTAGATGATTTAGTTAGTTGGGTTAAAATAGGGTGTTCAGCAAATTTCCTACTTTTAAGAATATGAGCTTTCATATTATCATAATTTTTCTGCATTTGTTTTCTTTGAGCTGAAGATAGATTTCCAGCTAATTTAGTTTTAAAATATTCTAATCTTTTTACGCAGTTTTCTATTGTCATTTTTATACCTTTGTGTCAGAGATAACATAAACAGCTTTTGGATCAGTTAAAATACATTCTCCTTCTTCCCATACTCTAATCTTTCTGCCTATTCCAGCGTCAGTAATTACAGCTGAAGTAATAGGAGTGAATGATTTCCAAGTTGCTGCTCTCTGTGGTATAAATAAAACCGCATAATCTTCAGTAAAACAAGTAGAAACTACAACCTTAACTCCTAATATTTCCATAACTACCCCGTCTTTAATTCTCTCACTTGAAAAAGCAGGAATAGATGAACCCTTAACATTAATTAAATAAGTTAATAATCTCTTGTGGTCGCCCGGGTGTAAAAGCATAATTAATTGTTCTGCGTCATATCTGTAAGTTCTTATAGCTTCTTTTGCTGCCATAATATCTGTTATTGGGTCGCCAGTAGAAACATCGTCCCAGCCGTCAGCTGTCGCTGTTCCAGTTTGAACATTCCCGTCCCCGCCCGGATTTCCAGATCCGTCAGCATCATCTGCTACAATATTATAAATTCTTTTATCTACTTGGTTTGCTACTGCCTGAACTAAATCTCTGACATTAGTAGCTAATATATCCACATCGCTGTCTTTAATATCTTCCTCTGATAACCAAGGGCTCTCTACAAAATATTTTCTAACATAAGAAGTGGTTCGTGTCCAGCTTTGTTCTACTACTACTGGTCTTGCTTTAAATGCAACATTAGCTATTTGAGAAGCTGTAATCGCGGTTGTGTCTGTGCTGTCTAAAAAACCAGCTGTCTTTTGGTACCATCTTATTTCACGAGCTGAAGTTGTAGAATTAGTAACAAATCTTTTCATTAATAAAACTTCGTCTGCGAAACCCTTAGCTAATTTATCAATATCAATTCCTCTGATTTCAGCCATAGCACTTGTATCTGCCATTATGCCTCTCCTTCAGTATGTTCTTCTTCTACCTCGTTTTTTTCGTCTTCTTCCATTTTAAGTTTATGCCTCATCTCTATAAATAGGCATTAGTTCGAATAAAAATGTTTCATTATTTGCTGCTGTTTCTAAAGCGTGTCCTAATTGAACATCGTGTCCAGCGCTTGCGTTTACTATATCGTTGCTGTCCCCAGTTGCAGCATAAGTATTAATTGCTTTTCCAGCAGTTACCGCAGTTGCTCCAGCAGTGCCTTTAAATATTCCACGTCTATAAACTGCTATTTTAGTTTTCCCGTCGTCAGCTATCTTTTCCTCTGCTGCTATACCTGCCACTATTGCGTTATCAGTTGTGCAAGTTGCAGCGGTCATAGGATCTGTTAATGTTAAAATTGCGCCTTTTTCTATTCCTGTGTCGTCTGCGCAAGTAAAATTAATAGGTGGTTCCAGTTCAACAATTAGTGTGCATTCTTGTGTCATATAGTTATTCGGTGAACCGACTATTTAAATCTTTCGCTATTAGAGTTTTCCCTGCATTACTCTGTTTTTATACTCTTGAGGGGTTTCCTCTTTAGGTTCTGCTGGTTCTACTCTACCGCCAGCTGTGCTGCTTAAAAGCTGATCTGACTTTAATTGCTGTAATTCGTCTTTTATCTTCGAGAGTTCTTGCCTCTCTTTTTTGATCTCTTCAATAGCTTTTTTAGTTTCGTCCAAAATCGACTTCGGTTTTTCTTCTTGTTTAACTTCTGCTTTTGGTTCTTCTGTTTCTTTGGTTTCATTTTCTTTTACCATAGTTCTTTTTGTCTCCCATAGTATTTAAAATATTCTAATATTGCTGCAAAAGATATAAAGAAAACTCCCTTATACCAGCATATATCTTGAATTACAAGATTAATTCCGAAACCAGACAGAGCTAATGCGGCTGTGTTTATTATTGTTTCAATTATTGGTTTATGTTCTCTATTCATTTTCTAAATCTAAAAATAATTCGTCGCCTACTATTGATAGAGGTGTGTTAGTTTGTAAAGCGACTTGTAGTTTCTGCCCATAAATATCCGCTATTCCGCCGGGTCTTAAAAATACTTCGAACTCTGCTAACTCTTTAGTGCCGTCCTCAATCCACGCATTTAAATCCCCTTGTGTTTCGAGCTGGGTTTGTCTTTCAGCTTGATAAACTCTTGTTAGTTGTTCGTTATAAAGAGAAATATAAAAGTCGGCGTTTGCTGGGTCTCTGCTTGCCATCATAGCTAACTGCCTCATATTTGTTCTTGCTGCGGTTAGCTCCTCTTTTGCTGCTCCTAACTCCCCTCTTTGCTGGGTTTTAATATTATTTAATGTGCCTGAAATAAAACCAGTAAGAACTCCGCCAATAGCTCCGATAGCTGCTCCTGCTGGAGCGGTTACAGATGATCCTACGCCTCCCCCTGCTATACCCCCAATTAATGCTCCGGTTGTTGCTCCCCCGATAGCCATAGGGATAATACCTGCTGCTCCTGCCGTCGCTGCTTGAGACCAATTAATAGCTGCTTCTTCAGCTGCTTTTAAACCGCCCGGCTGACCTATTTTAGATATAGCTTCTTGTAATCTTATTTGTTGTTCGAAAGTTTTTTGAGTAGTGCCTAAAGGCGCATATTCTCCTTGTATTTGTTTTTCTTCATAACCTGATAATATTCTGTTTGCTTCAGCTTTAGGAATACCTACATAAACTTGTCCGTTTGGCATTTCCAAAGTTACTTTATCGGGATCGCCTTCAAATTCGGAAATTTCAGGTTTAGAAACTTTAACAGATTTTTCGTCGGTTACTGGCTTTTCTTTTGGTTCTATTTTAGAATAAGAAGATATATCTTTAAATTGCATTTCTTGAGTGCAGGTTTGGGTTGCTTCGTCCCAATACCAGCCCTTTGCTAAACAAGCTTGTTTTTTAGCTTCTAATTTCTCTTTCTCTTTTTGCTCTTTTAATTTAACTGCTGCTAAATCAGTAGGATCTAACTTTCCTGAAATAGTTCCTCTTGTTTCATAGGGTAGTTTATAATTCGCCATTATTCCCTCTCCATAGTAACCGCTGTATCATTTGGCTGAACTGCTAATTGCCCAGTGTTCTTGCTTTCGTCGAGTTCTGGCTGCATTCCGCCTAAACTTGCCGGTCTTTTAAATTTAATTTTGATAGCTTGCTGGTTCCATAAGTCAGCTTCTAGATCCATTTGTTCTTTTGTATATATAGGTTCAAATATAACATATCCCATTTTCCCGCCTACTTCTGAAGTGCCGTCAGAGGTTGCTATTGAACGAGGCACACCAAACACTTGATAAAAGAAATTTTCTAAATAACTAATCCAGCCAGTTCTATCTTCAGAGCTTCTGCTTGGGTAAGGTTCAATTTTAGCTGTGTCTTTTGGCAGCCCTACCATTTCGCCGTTCTTTACAGCTGCTTCTATTTGAGAATTAGCATAAGCTATTTTTCCTGCTTTGTCTGTTTCATAATAAACAATACCTAAAGCTTTGTCTCTGTGCTTTATTATTCTCTCGTCAGATAGAGCTTCGTTTCTTGCGTCTATAATAAATTTAGAAGCTTCAATTTGTGAAGTCCCGTGTAGCTGGTCGCCTATTCTTTTATTTGAGGAGTGCAGCATATTTTCTTTTTTAATTGGCCGCCATTCTTTGCCATTATAAACATCATATCTTTTTATCATTCCCTCTTTGTTAAAAACTATTCTTACTCTCTCGGGCGATATAGGAATAATATTTATTAAAGTCCCGTTGTCTCTTTTAACTTCGCAAAAAGCGTCCCCTACTATTAATTTTATAACTTCGTGGTTCCATATTATTTGGGTAAATGTATCTTTTCCCATTCCTTTAATATGATCTAACTCTATCTTTAATCTTGCGTCTTCTGTATCCCAGCCACGAGAAACCGACCAAGTTGCGAGAGCATTTGCTGCTGAAAATATCTCGGGAATAGTAAGATAGTAGCCGAAGTATTTTTGAGCATTTGAGAAGTAATGATAAGTTTCGTCTTGGTTTGGAGAAGCTGCGTCTAAAGCTTTTTGGGTTACTATGAAGTCGGGGACTATGTTTCTTAAATTCGTTGTGGTTGCTTGTGAAATATTTAATTCTGCCATTTTATATATCTATTTTAAAGGGAACCCAAACTTTCATAGTAGTTGTAGTTGGGGGGGTTGTTGAGGATTTTAAGAAAATTCCCTCTCTACCTGCTGGATCTATACCTATATATAGATCCCCTGAACTGACCGCAGTAGTAAAGGCCATTCTTAAATAATCTCCTATTGCGAAGTTTGTTTCTGTGAGAGCAATAGCCACAAAACACATCTTGCCAGCTCCGTTTCCTACTGGCTTGTCTGCGGTTATTTCCGAACTAATAGCTGTGGGTGTCCCGCCTGAAACTTTATAAAATCTTATTACAGCTGCTGATGTTCCGCCTGAGCTTGTTTCCCAGTGTCCGAAATTAACATACGCTGTCCCTTTTACTCTCCGAGGAGTATTAAAAGAGGCTGTATCAAAATTAAAAGTATCTGGTGTCCTTAATTCTATTGTATTTGAATAAAAAACATTCGGCGACAAATGATAATCCTCTGTTCCGCCTTCTTGGCTTGAACCTGCGTAAAACTCTACCATCCCAAGCCCGTTTATAATATCAATATAATTATAAGTAGCATTTGCGGTTTCAGCTGGCAAAGGAAAATTAATAGGTAGTGTATCAGCCATTAGTCAATATCCCCCTCTCCTGAAAGTATAAACTCTTTGTATTTGTTGTCATCTACTATCCTTTTTACAATATCAATATATCTTGCCCATAGAATATTAACCATAGTCAGGGCTTCTTGTCTTGAACTAAATCCTGACATATCATAATTTATTACTGCTATTGCAGCGTAACAACTGGCAGCTTCTCTTAATACCTCTTTTCCTATTGCTGAAACAGAAGCATAGTTTGTAACCCAATCATATCGTGTGTCAAGACAGAGTTTTGCCTCTGCTAATAAAATATAAACATTTGTGTAAGCTTCTGCTTTTGAGGTTGCCGAAGCATTAGCTCCAGCTTGATAAGTAACATTTGTATTTGTGCATAATGTGCCAGCTTCTACCATTTTATTTAGTTATTAAATTTAATCTTGCTTGTTCAATTTTATCAGCCAATCTCTCAATAAACTCGCAAATTGCAAAACTCTCGTCGCTAATTACTATTTTATCTTTCTTTTCTGCTTCTGTATCTGATATTTTTGCGTATTTCTTGTTTAATCTCATACTCTAATAGAGCAAACAAACATATTTAATTGTTTGTATTTTACAGCTTGGGCTAATCTTATTAGTCCTTCAGCTATATGGGTGTCCTGCCCCATTATTTTTATATGTGGAATGCCTTTTACATCAGTTGTATATTCATATTGAACTGATTTTAAGCTTTGAAATATTGAATTATCATCTAAAAGCTGAATTTTGCCTCTTTCCATTAAGGTTCTTAAATTAAAATATAAATCAGTTTTTAATATGCCTTTTTCTTTCCCGTCTGCGTCAATTACTCGTTTAGAGTTGTTAATTCCTATTGTTTTTCTTTTTAATTGGTCGTTGTCTATCATCATATCAAAAACCCCTATTCCTATACCCTCATCATCTATAAACATCTTGTTAAAATTGTATTTATTGTCAAGTTCGAGGTTACTTTTAAAAGTGTCGCTTAAATAAGTGTGTTTTGTTACTAAATTTTCTACTTGT